AGGCCGTTGAAGAATCCCAGCAACCGGCCCAGCGCTTCGACGATGGGCAGCACGGCCACGGCTAGGGTTTCACCGATGACAACTGTCAGGTTGTCAAACTCGGCTTGTGCCTTCTTGATCTGGTTGCCCATTGAGTCTTGCGTGCGCTCAACGTCACCAACGACGCGCGCGGTGCTTTCCAGAATCGCGTTGTAGGCGGCAAGCGTCTTTTGCTGTGGCGTGAGCGCTTGACTTGTCGTTGAAATCAGGCCCATTTCAAAGGCCTTTTGGCGCAACGTCATGTCGTCGAGGGTGACCCCGTATCGACGTATCGGCTCCATTTCGCCGCGCAGCGCAGCACCAAAAGCGCTAACAGCGTCAACGGTTGATCCGCCGAAGAACGAAGCGGCCTCGGCTGCTCGCTCAGTAAGCGTAATGGTGAACTGCTCTAGATCTTTGCCAGCCAGCCCGGCTGCATCGCCGAACACCGAAATCGTTTGCGCAGCCTGCAATGCTTCGCGGCGCGAAAGGTTGAACGAAATCGCCGACTCGTTGGCCCACGCAACTAGAGCATCTCCGGTCTCACCGAAGGTCGCGGTAAGGGCGTCGGTTGCGTCTTGCACTTGGGCAAAGTTGGCAATTGACTTGGCAGCGAACGCCGTGACAGCCGCAGTAGCGATTAGTCCAGCAGTTGAGAACGACTGCTTGACGCTGGACCCAAGTTTCTTGAAGCTGGCCGAGGACTTGTCGGTTTGCGCCTTAAGTTTGTCAAGGTCACGCTGAATGCGTTTGATGTCCTTGTCGTTGTATTCAGCGCCAACAATAATTTGGATGCCACGGCCTGACCCGCCAAGTGCCATTACGGCATCCTCCTATTGACTTCGCTAACCGCCTTATCGACAGCTGCCTGGATGTCACGAATTGCGCTCGCGTACTGCTCGCCAGCGACACGACGCGCACGGCCACGTTTCTTGCCGGACTTTGCGACTTCGCCTGCCGCCTCATTCATGTTGGCGATCAGTTGGCGGCCTTGGAGTGTCTTGACTCGGGTTTCTCGGCCCATGGTCTCAAACATGGCGGCGATGGAAGGGTCGGAAGATGTGCCGACAACTCGCACCGTCAAATCACGCCGCATGACGCGGTAGGTGATTGGTTGCCATGCCGGCCAGCCTGCGCCACCACGAGAACCCCTAGCACCCGATGTCGCAACCCACCGGCTGGCGGGAAGTGGCGGGGTCGTCGCCTGCATGGCGGCAGCGATGCGCTGGCCTACCTTGGTGACGTCCCGGCCAACTTCGCGGGCAACAGTGGGCTCAAGGACACGCAATGCCTTCAGCGCTTCGCTGCTACCGGCAATTTCAACCGTGACTTCCATTGCGTGTCCCCTTTGCCTGTTCTCGGCTACGCCATGACAAATAGCGCGTCATGGTGAATAGCATTCGGTCGCTTTCAGCCAGCAGGGCTGAGGGGGCTATGCTGGTCTCACACGCCAAGTAGGCAATCAGCCAATGGGCTGACTGGTCTCCAAAGGGGTGACTCCGGCCTCCTTGACCTCGACGCCGGCCACGATGCCTAGCCATTCGTCAAAGTCAGGAATGTTCTTCTTGCGACGTAGACCTGACCACGCCAGCCAGCACATGTCCGTCAATCGGAAATCGCTGGACAGGTTGGCGATGGAGCGGTCGAAGGTGCGCTCAAAGGCGACCTGGTCGGCGACCGACGCGATGGCCGTATCGGCCGCCGACCCGTCGTTGTAAGTAATCTCAAATGCGATTTGCACAGGGTCTCCTTGGCTATTAGACGAACGTCCCGGCGGTGGACTTGGTGATCTCGCCGACTGCGGGCCAGGTGACGTCGAAGGTGACGAGGTCGCCGACCTGGCCGTTGACCGGGGTCTGCTGCGAGCAAAGCACGGGGATGGTGAAGAGGGGAGCGGTCGCCGTGGCGGTGCCCTGCGTGGCGCTCGTGCCCGCGAGGATGGTGACGGTGCTCGTGCCACCAAAGACGGTCGCCAGGGTGGCGTTGACGCTTGAGGCGTCGTAGTCCTGGTGCAGGCTGATAGTGACTGAGGCGTCCTTGAGCCCAGCAATGCGGCTACGCGCTGCCTGCCCAAAGGCGGTTGTCTCAATTTCGTCAACGGTCTCCGTGACCTCAACCGAAGCGATGCTTGTGGTGAGCTCGGTATTGCCGACCTTCACCCGAAGATTCTTGCCGATAAACTTTGCCATTCCTGTCTCTCCTTAGCCGGCGGCAATGACGGTGACCGAGAACTCGGCCGTGTGGTAAGTGACGTCGCCAATGGCTAGAGAGCCTTGGCTAGTCATTTCGGTAACTCGGCAGTCCAAGGCTTTGCCCCCGAGGGAGCGGTCGCCTTCAATTGCCGCCTTCACCGACGCACTACCGCTGGATGCGCAGTAGGCGTCGAGGTTGGTTTGTGATGCCCGGTCGGCTACGCGGCCAACGATGAGCATGATCGTGAATGAGTATTCATCGGAGCCGCGTCCGAAGGCCTGGTCGTAAAGGATGCGGCCTGGCATGACAACGGCGACGGGTGGCTGGGGATTGTCGGGGATGTACGCCGAAGACCGCAGTCCGGTGATCGTTGCAAGCCTGTTGGCTAGTCCGGTGCGCAGGTCGGTGACGGCGGTCATGCGACACCGTTGACGCGGCGGTAGCCCTCAACGAGTTGCACGACGTCGGGGTCAAGGCCGCGACTGACGCGCATGATTCCCATGTCCCCGAAGCCAGCCACCCCGAGGGGTGACTGGAGGCGGGTGAAGATGCGGGAGGACTGGAGAACGGTGGCTTGGGTGACCGTGACAGGGATGTTGGGCCAGCCGAAGACAGCCCGCACCTTGATTGAATTCTCCGGCCCCGTGGGGAACGAGTAGTCGCCGATGGCGCGGATGCGGGTGAACGGCCACACGACGCCGCCGAGGTAGTCGTTGATCGGCTCCGGCTGGGCGTCGCCCTGCCCGCCAGCCGTGCCGATGGTCCAGGTCGTGTCGTACACGCCATCCAGGCCCGTGGACGTTTCAACCTGCGCGATGGAGCGGGCGTCGTCAATCTGCACGACGTAGGGGTTCTCGGTGTTGTAGTAGCGGGTGACTGTCCCGGCGTTGATGAAGTTGCGCCCGCAGTAGGCGTCAATGAGGCGCGAGGCAGACTCGACGGCCATCTCAAGGAGGGCGTCGTCGGTGGCGTCGCCAGCGGGGATGCGCAGCGCACTCTTGATCTGGCTCAGACTTGCGTAGCCGTTAGCAATCGCCACGGTCAGCCTCCGATTTCGTAATGCTTCCGCATCCAGTCGACAGTCAGGGGAAGTCCCTGAGCGAGCCTCGTGCGCGGGTTGTGGTGCAGCAGTGCCTTGGCCTTGGAGATGTCAGGCTTCTTGCTGGTGACGTTGTGCTTGTCCAGCGGCAGCCGGTTTACCAAAGACGGGTGGGCGCCCGTGACCTCAAGCAGCATGTTTGCCATGTCCTCCACGCTGACGTACTCGTCGCCGCCGACGTTGACGGTCTCGCCTGGGGCGAAGCTCGTGGCCGCGTTGGCAAGCGTCACGATGAAGTCACCCTGGTACATGAAGACCCGGTGGTAGTTCTCATACACCGTGATCGGCTTACCCGTCAGTAGCCGGTAAGCGAAGAGGCAGACGACCGAGCGATAGTCGTGGTAGCGCTCGCCGGGGCCGTAGGCGTTGAAGAACCGCAGCGTCATGGTCTTGGTGCCGTACCGGTCCGCAAAGTTGCGGATCTGCTCCTCGTTCACGCGCTTGCTGATGGCGTAGTCGTTGGTGAGGCGCGGCTGCGGGTTGTCAAGGAGGTAACGCTCGTCGATGGCTTCGGCGTCGGCCTCACCATAAACCTCAGAGGACGAGGCAAAGACCTGGCGGAAGCCGCGCTCACGCTGAAGCTCAAGCACGTTGCGGGTGCCGATGGCGTTGGTGCGCCAGACCTGCTCGTAGTGCTCCTCGCCGTTGATGCGCCCGAACTCGGCGGCCAGGTGGTAGACGAGGTCGAAGTCGCCGACGCGGTCTAAGGCGGCGCGCAGCTGCCGGTAGTCGGCGACGTCGGCGCGCACGGTCTGGGGCTGGCCGGTGTGCTGGAGCTCGA